TAAGTGATACGAACGAAAAGGATAAGCTTTTCAACGCGATCACCAATTATCCGTGTGTTACGAAGAAGGCGGATTGGGCGAAGAAGTGGATTAGCGATAAGAGAAGCAATTTCGCCACACGGCTGTTGGCTTTTGCCGTGATAGAAGGCATCTTTTTTTCGTCCAGTTTTTCGGCGATTTATTGGATCAAGAAGAGAGGGCTTATGCCCGGGTTGACGTTTTCGAACGAATTGATTTCCAGAGACGAAGCCCTACACACCGAATTCGCTATTCTTCTCTACTCAAAACTACAGAAAAAATTGTCCAAGAAGAAGGTATACGATATCATCAAGGATGCTGTTGAAATCGAAAAGGAGTTTATCCTTGACGCCATTCCTTGCCGTTTAATCGGCATGAATTCGAACCTCATGTCGCAGTATATCGAATTCATAGCGGATCGGCTTTGTCTTCAGTTGGGCTACGACAAGATTTACAATTCAAATAATCCCTTTGATTTCATGGAACTCATCAGTATCGAAACCAAGGTGAATTTCTTCGAAAGAAATAATTCCGAGTATGCCCTGGCGAACAAGTCGGTTAGTCCCGACGTATTTGAATTCAACACTGAATTTTAGAGCAGTGGTGAATTTATTTATGTTGTTTCTAATTCTTCAGAAGTATCAGATTTTCTCCAAAATAATCCATAAAATAAGAACGATACAAGTGTTCTTCTTTTGTATTCGCCGAGAATTCGGTTTTATCGAAACCGTCAGCAACCACCGTGTTGGCGTACGTCTCTATGACACTTTGCAGACTGTCACTAAAACGCTCCTTATCTCGAAATAACACCTGGTTCGGCAAAAAATCTTCAAACGCCGTTCTTATCAGATATCGATCATAGTTCATTTGAAAATTGTTGCGTATGATAGACGGTATCATCATGTAATAACTCACAAAACCGTTGTCCAGATAAGGCAGAACCGACTGTAATCCGTAAGAGGATATCGAATTCTCAGTATATACCAGCGTGTTGCGATACATATTCTTCATGGAATTGAAACATTTACTGTCAAAATCCATGATGTTCTCCACATTCTCCAAATATGTCCCAGTGAGTTCAGTCAGTCCGTCTCCACAGAAAATATATTTTACCTCGCTGTTATTGTTCTTTATGTGTTTCCCCAACAGCCACCTATATATGCCTTCTCTCACCGTTTTTACGTCGTAACTCTCCACGGAATAAACCACGTGGGGTATGGCGTCTGCCAATATTTCATTGATCAGAGTTTTTTCATTCAACACGATCTCAGTATGATTGGTGTCTAAATGGTCGGCGACCATTTTCGCATACTTTAGGTCCGCCGAACCTTCCAACCCGATGCAATAGGTCTCTATCTTCGGCAGATCGTTCATTTTACAGTAATTGTTTACTATCGCCGCCATTAAACTACTACTGAAGCCGCCGGACAACATACACGCGAATTTCCCGCTGAATTTCTTATGGTTACACATTTTTCCGACAGAATGTATTAATCGTTCTCGAATTTCGCTTTTTATTTTCTGAATGTTGTCGGGAACTGTGAATGCATTCGGCCCGATCGTAAAATAGCGTTTTTCTTCGTACACCAATTTCCAAGATGCCAGCACATAAGTGGGGAATTCAAACATCGAATACGAACCGGGCTGTAATTGGTTGATGACATACTCTACACCTTGATTTTCGGCCAAATTCATCTCGAAACTATTTAGCGTTTTCAAATCTTTAGCGAAAGCGAATATATTTTCGTGTGGTTGTGGCTGTTGCGATTGAGAACGTTCTTTATTTGCCGGGATTTTTGCCGGTTTTAGCATATAGATAGGTTTCACTCCAAACGGATCTCTGGCTACATACATTCTTGCACACTTTTCGGTTATTCGATAATCGATCAAAACGAAGGAGAAAGTTCCGTCGATTATCTGTAAAGTATATTCAATGCCGTAATTGCGATACAAGTGAATGATTATTTCGCTGTTATATTCCGTGGTGGGAGTTATTCCCATGAGTGAATACAATTCCTTGTAATTGTAGATGTCCCCATCTTCACACAATATGGCAATGTCGTTTACGATAACCGGTGGAGTATCCTTATAACCGACGTCTATTTTCGGCATAAAGTTCTGGATAATTGGGTCTTTTAGTGTGTATAGTTCAATCTTTTTCTGTAGAAAATTTCTGGAAAGAACGTTATTATTGATGATTGTAATAATTCCACACATGGTTTACTGGCAGTATTGCTTGCTGACTATTAGTAATAGCATATTATCTCTATGTTAATTCATAAAAATAATATTATATGGATATGTTATATGCCGCATTACGTCGATAATACTCCGAAAAAAGAAGATTACGAGAAGAAATTCAATGAACCCAAGAATGTAATGAAAAGTTCCAATGTAATCGCCGCTGCATTTGAAGAAGAAAGTGCACCTCAACCGAAAATGCAAGGATATTTAGAAGAGGACGAGAACAACAATTACGTTGTAGTTACTTCTTATACAGATCATTGTCCCGCGCAACCTGTTGAGGAATTACCGTACGCATCGCGATCAGAACCCGAGTTTGTCTTTATAACTGAAGACATTTCCACTGATACATTGCCACCGGTGAGAAAACCGTTAATACACGCAAACGAGACCGCTGCCGTACCGGCGGAAGCAATACCTGTTGAATTAAAAATGAACGGAGTTACACGCTTATATATTGGGTCGTTGAGTATTATCGGTCTGCTCATTCTCTTTAGAATGCTGTACAAACCGGTCAAGGCTTGATCTACACCGGGATGCGATACTTGATGAATATCTGATACCCCACAAACCCTCCAAATATTTGGGCAAAAATATAACACAAAAGTTTATCCAGCGACATTTTATCTATTGCGGTCATTACGATAGGAACCACCGGATTTACGTGTCCCTCCGATATTTTTTGTGTTAAAAGAAGTGCGAACGCGTGAGCAAATCCAATCGCTAGAGGATTGGCCGTCGCGAAAACAACATATGTTACAAATGCCGAGGCCACAAATTCGACTAAATAATTATACATATAGATATAGTAGCTGTCGATATTTTTTTTCGTTACAATTTCGTCTGTTTTTCTATCACAACACTATAGACAAACAAACCGACCCAAACGATGTCAACAACCACAAAACCGATTTCAGCGATTGCCGTTTTTGACGGGAAAAAAATAAAGGGGACCGTCCGTTTCACGGAAGATATCAAAAACAATTCAACAGTGATTGATGTTGATATTTTAGGCGGTCTCGGCAAGAACAAACTACACGGTTTCCATATACACGAATACGGTGACATGAGCGACCAATGTACCAGCATGTGTAGCCACTTCAATCCGTACGGGAAAAACCACGGAGGCCCGGACGCCACCGATCGTCACGTCGGAGATTTAGGAAATATACGTAGCGACGCCAACTGTTGTGCTAAATACCGTTTTACAGATAAATTGTGTAAACTGCGTGGAACCAAATCGAACATCATTGGTCGAGGTGTCATCATTCATGCCGACGAAGACGATTTAGGAAAAGGCGGACATGACGACAGCTTCATTACTGGCCATGCCGGTTCTCGCATCGCTTGTGCAGTCATCGGATACGCTTCGCCTGGGAAATAATATTTGGTGTTGGTTTGTTGGTTTTTAGGTTCTCTTCATAAGTTCTCTACATCTGTCAAAAAATTTGTACAATTCATTCTTATTTGCTCCGATGACGAAATCGTCGGGAACGTAACTCGTGTTTCCTTTCACGTAAGATAAAACGGCCGGAACACCATTTACCATTTTTTTCGATTTCAAATACACATACAAATGTGGACACTGATCAATGTCAATGATCGCACACTGAACATCCGGCGGGGCTGTTGAAAAAAACCGGTTTACATCGCCTTCTATTACTTTACAGGGTCCACACCACACCGCACCTAGTTTCAATATAAACAGTCCCGGGTTTTTCTCCAACAGAGAATGAAAGTCGTCCACACTTCGAATATCGCGAATAATCATTGTTGAGTTTCAACAGTGTATATTTTGTATATTAAATGTGTATATCTATATCGATGAACCCCGAAAAACATAATTTAGATATAAACAAATATTCACTGATTGAATTATTCGCCTTATTCGATATTGCAAACCCAACAGTTATAACCGAACCCGATATAAAACGAGCGAAAAAGAAGGTTCTCATGACCCATCCTGATAAATCAGGTTTAGCCGCCGACTACTTCCTCTTTTATAAAAAGGCATTTGATATTGTCGTCAAGTTCTGGGAAATACAAAACAAACAAAATCAGACGATAACCGAAGAAAACACGAAATACAACACGAAGGATTTGTCAAAAACCGTGGACAAAAGCGTCAAGAAAGTAATACAGGATTTATCGCCACAGGATTTTCAAAAGAGATTTAATAAACTCTTTGAAGAGAACATGTATGAAAAACCGAACCCGGAGAAAAACCAGTGGTTCTCCAACGAGGCACCGACTTACGTGGTCAACGAAACCGTCAACAATAAAAACATGGGAGCTATTATAGAAAAAATCAAAGAAACACAGAATGGAATGGTGAAATATCGAGGTGTTGAGAACCTTTCAACAGCGTCCGGTAAGAACTTGTACGACGATACGGAAGAAGACGGTGGATACGTATCTAGCGATATTTTCGGCAAACTGAAATACGACGATCTGAGAAAAGTACACAAGGACCAGACGGTTTTCGTGGTCAGTGAACGCGATTTCGATAAGGTTCAACAGTATAAATCTGTTGATCATTTCGTGAAAGAGCGTGACGCGAACACCGGTAAACCGATGGAAAAACTGGAGGCGGAAAGGATGCTGGCGGAAAAAAACCAGGCATATAGAGAACAAATGATGAAGAAGGAATATGTGTCGGATCTGCGCACCATAGAGAACATTTCAAAAAATCAGGCTGTATTGTCCAATTTTTTGAGACTACACAACTAAAAAAAAACATTCGGATCATATTTGGGCATCGGGGCTAACCGTTCGATCCTCAGGTTGGATTTGTTCACGATTTCTACGAATTCGGTAACGTGATCGGCAGATTTTCGATTGTTGCGCATGTTCTCTACAAATACTATTATGTTGCTGTCCCAGTTGACTATTCCGTTACTGTCATTTTTCAGTCCGTCGACTTTCAACAGAAGATTTCGTAAATCATTCCAAAACAAATACGGATCTATTATTCCTAAATCGGTTTTTTCGAAATCCATGATCACTGTCTTATATCCCATTGTCGGAACATTGACGGATTGTCCATTCGCAAATGCGTAGTTTATTTCTGTAATTTTTGTTCTCTTGAAGAGAACATTTCCTAAATGGAAATCTCCATGGATAAGCCCGATTTTTTGAAAGGCGGTTGCCGATGACAATATCGTATGTATCAGTAAATTCTTCAACAGATCAATATTATCTGTTGTCCAATTGTATTTTTCGACAGATCCTTCTCGGATATAAGGCATAACCAAGACATTTTTCTTGTTATCTGTTGTTTCGACTGCCTTGCAGATTTTTGCCACTTTTGGTATTGGTGGGTGTCGAGGTTCAATAGGTTCGAATTTTTTACTCGAATTGTCGAAACAGCTGAATAAACATATGTAACGGATAAACCCCGAGAGTTGATGTTGATGTATTGTTTCTCCGATCCGATATTCTTTACTCGCCATATCTTCTGGTGTTTTATTTGGGTTCGGGCTTATTTTCACTACAATATGACGGTTCTTTTTTTGTATAGTTTCATCTGTAGCTACTGCTTTCAGAATAACAACATCGGTATCCTTGGTATTTCGAATGAGTGTTTGTATGTGTATTGTGTCGGGGTTTTCGGAATATGCTGAGCAATCAATGTAATACTTATCTCCGCCGCCTCTGTCAGTATATCGTGTCTTGACTAGTTTTATCATAGATAAACACAATAGTTTATTGTCTTTATGTTGCATTTATTCGTCCAGATATTTTTGGCGAAATTCGTTGATATATTTCCCGTTCTTTATGTAATTTCTATTATCGCTCAAATTCGCATCTAGATAACCGTCCATATTTGCATACTTGTCGTATATGTCGAAAAATATGAACCCATATTCATCACACTTTTCCTTCAGTTTTTTATTGAAGTACAGTGTATACTTTTTCTTTTCTTCATTACTGGGCATCTCATAGAAACAACTATCAAATGTATTGTGTCGGTAAACCGGCGGAATAACGTTATATATGCAAACGTATTTCAATTCTATTTGAGCATACGTGATTTTCAAATGAATGGTTTCAAAGTATTTTTCCACAGTATCATCTATAATCTGTTGATATGTAAGCCCGGTTTCCTTTATATGTTGATGTATAAAATATTTACAATCGCGTTCACCGAAACAGAGTACGATAGTGTCTCCTCGTTTGACATCATACTTCATTATATCGTATTTACTCAAATTTCGCCTACCGAAAGAATAGCAAAATTCCGGACCTATGTAGTGAGAGTTTACTCCGTGCCATCCACAATAACAGTTTGCGTCTCCGAAAGTATGTATTGTCATGTAAAATACCGTAATATTATTATTTCCTCAAATTATTTCACTCCATGATCGAGTGAAATAATTTATACCCCATAAAATATGGTGTTATTCGGCGATACCTTCTCCCCCCCAATAATAATGTTTATGCTGTCATTTTCTTACTGCCCAAGGTTTTTCTAGATCTAACATAAGGCCAGTATAATCTACGTTGCGTTTTTCCACGTCACTAAACCCGGGTCTCTGGTTCACGGTAAGAGGCGTCAACATGTACCAGAAATCTTGTTTCTGCAATTGTTTCCAATACATATCTATCGCATATAATCCGTGCTTTTCCGGTTCTCGAATAAGTTTCTGTAATCCTTCCTTGTAGTTTTTGATTAATGTATCGTAGTAATGTTTTTTCACAATGTATCCTGTGGTGGTCTGACAATAAAAAACTCGACAGCAATAATCTTTGACTTTCATGAAAGGAGGCACATTATTGCCTGAAATAATCAACATATCCCACATGATCTCCTCGTCTTCGTGGAACTTTTGCAAATTCTGTTTGAAAAGTTCTGGGTCCAAGAAACAAATATCGTCTTCGCAAATGAAAACCTGTTCATATCCGCGTTCTTTCGCCAATTCGACGCATTTAATGTGGCTCATCGTACACCCCACAGATCCGGTTTTCGTTTGTATGGCATTGAAACGTTCTCCATTCACTCCCAATTTAGCCAATTCCGTTTGAACTTCCAACAGTCGATCTTTCCTGCTCTCTAGATTAATGTAGAGAGTATGTTCGAGCAATTCCATTTTATCCAAACAATATAGAATATACAGAACCACCTTTTTATATTTTTATTTCGAGAAAAACATATAGAAACGATTTTCTATGTATACACATACATATATGCACTTTTTACATATTTCGTTCCATAAAGGATGCGTTTCGGAAATAGAATACGTATTCAACAAACTTGGTCATACCGTGGATAACATGAAATTCGATTTTACGAATAGTGCCGACGATTATAACATTAGTCACGACAGGGCGCAATTGTGTTGGAATACTTTTAGCAATTATTTCGACAGTTACGACGGTATTATTACTTCGGATACTTGTCCTAATTCGAGAACATTTCTACAGAATAATTGGTCGAAACCATTGATCATATGGGTGTGTAATCGTTTCGATTATAACATGCCGCCGGAAAGCCGCGACCCTGAATTTTACTCGCTGTTGCGAGATATACCCAACAGAAAAAATGTGTCTATGTTTGGAAACACCGCGATCGAAAATCTGTGGGCGACCCAAATGAAAAACGTGAATTTCGGGGATTTCATCATCAAACCTGTCGGCAAAAACAAGATATCCGAAGGTGTTACCAAAGTCCACGTGCCGGACCAAACCAAGGTATTTTACGTTCCGCCTTATCATAACGAAACCGTGTTTATGAAACTGACGGATAAACTCGATCAGCTTGGAATTAAGAATAAATGCGAGAGATTTCCTAATCACATAAGTGATCTGTTGGAGTATTCGGGTGTGATATGCATACCGTACGCATTTTCCACCATTGCGTTCTTCGAGCGATTACAGTTGGGTATTATTACATTCGTTCCGTCGGTGGATTTTATGGCGGAAATGGCCAAGTCGGCCAAAAATGCTTACGGAGAAGGATCGTTTTGGTTTCAGCCGCCGTTTTTTGCGGGTAATCCAGGGTTGAAAGATGTTTTATCTTTATCTGAATGGTATAATGGATGTTACGCGGAGGCGTTGGTTTACTTCGACACCTGGGAAGACTTGGTGCATAAGATCAACACGATAGATTATGTAGAAAAAACGAAGAAGGTTGTTAAAATTGCAAAGTTGCACGAGAGTTCGAGTATGGAGAGATGGGCGAAAGTAATTGACAATCTACTATAGATCGGGTGTTTCTGCCGATACATCTTGTTTTTGTGTATTTTTCAAAAGTTCCAGATCGTTTTTCATGGTGAAGATGGCGTCTTGAATATCGTTTAATTGTTTTGTAATTTGCGAAAAATATTCGGGGATTGCAGCGACAATTGGTTCTGTTGGGTGCGTTGTCGGTTCGATCGTAATATTCGATGGTTGCTGTTGATGTTGTTGCTGTGTCGCCAGATGTGCTGGTGATGGAGTAGTAACACTCGTTTTTGTCAAAAACTCGGAAGGAGCCGCAAATGTGTTCATTTCAAGTTCTCTCTCTCTCCTTTGTTTTTCCACAAGTTCCTGTATATTGGTTATGGCAGTATCTTCGAATTTTTCCTTAAAATCGATTGGTTCGGGCTCTTTTTTCTCCAACAGTGATTTGTACTCGCTTTCGTATTGATTAGCTCTTTGTGTCATCAGTTCTTCTCTCATTTGAGGCGGTTGATATTGCTGTTGGTATTGCTGTTGTGGTTGTTGCTGAGGTTGAGGTTGAGGTTGAGGTTGATATTGCTGTTGATATTGCTGCTGTGGTTGTTGGTATTGCTGTTGATATTGTGGTTGCTGTTGTTGTTGCTGAGGTTGATATTGCTGTTGGTATTGTGGTTGTTGTTGCTGCTGTTGTTGTTGTGGTTGTTGCATCGCTGCATATTGAGAAAGTACATTTTGCGTATATTTTAGCATATACGACAAGGTTTCCTTGTTTAGATTGTGTAACTGTTCATTACTCACAGTTGGGGTTTTTATTTCATCGTAAAACTTTGCGATGATTGATTTAAACCATTCCGATCTTTGTGCAGGCGGAAGTTTCGAGAACATTTCGTTCACAATTGGGTTATTATTGACGATTTTCCACAGGAGCTCTTGGTTTTCGGGATGAATGTAGGAAGCCATCTAATAAAAAATATAAAAATATTACGTTTATATTTTTTTGTTGGGATTATATTATTCGGACGGAATAAATTCATATTTGAACTTAGTATTCGGGAAAAACACCTCGTCGTTTTTACTTTCGTCGCCTTGATATTTATTGGTGTGAGACTTAATATATTTCATTGTATTAGTCAAAAAATGGTCAACAATATCTATATCACTTGGTAATTGTTTATCTATAACAATACGATAATCTCCAATGATGATATCTTTGCTGTTGGTGTTGTTGGGATATATTTTAACAGTAACCGTATTTTTTGAACCTTTACTTTTCCTGGTTTTTCTTTGTTCGGGAGCGGATACCGGGGTGGATACCGGGGTGGATGCAGGGGTGGATACGGGGGTGGATACAGGAGCGGATACGGGGGTGGATACCGGGGCGGATACGGCTCGATTATTTTGGGTTTGAATTGAAGCTGTGGTCGAACTCGGTGGATTATTTCCCAAATTAACTATTGAAGCTTGTGTCATTACTGACGGAACTGCTACTATATCCGTTTTTTCTGTAGGTGTCAATGTAGTAAATTTAGTTTCTATTTTTTGTTTAACAGTATTTGTATCTTCGATTATTGGTACTATTAGACCAGGGTCTACCGCAGAAGCAGAGGGCACTTCAGATGTAGTAGGAACAGCATGAACTGCATCAGAAGGTGCAGGTTGGGCAGATGTAGTAGGAACAGCATGAACTGCATCAGAAGGTGCAGGTTGGGCAGATGTAGTAGGAACAGCATGAACTGCATCAGAAGGTGCAGGTTGGGCAGATGTAGCATCATCAACAGCAGGTGCAACAGTGTTGGTATCTGTGGTTGGTTTTTCACTTTTCTTGGGTATTATGGTCTTTACTGTTTCGTCTATTTTAGATTTTACATTAGCTATTCCTTTTGAAGCGCTAGACGAAATACTCTTGACTTTTGCCAAAGACGCTTTTGCTGCAGTAGTAGCGGTCGTAAATCCCGTTCTTGCCTTATTGGCTGCATTTAATAATGTTTTTTTCCAATCACCGCCTCTTTTTTTCGTGGTCTTTTTTTTTGCGGTCTTTTTTTTGGTGGTCTTTTTTTTTATAGTGGTTCTTTTTACAGTATTACTTCCTTTCATATACATATACCCCTATTTTTTATGGGGGAATTTTATTGTACAGGTTTATCTCCTAGAGTTAGTTCACGTGGGTTCGTTGAAATACTTTTTCCGATACTTGAAAACATGATTATCCGGTATCCTGACTTTCGTGAAGTACTTGATTTTGCCCTCCGTACTCAGATGTTTCCCCCCAATGGTTTGATGTGTTATCATCGTAATGATGAAATACAAGGAATACATTCCACATTCGGTATTTCCCTTCTGATGTTCGAGCGGATGGTTCTCAACATATCCGAAAATAATCGACGGTGTCATTTGCTTCCCCTGTTCCACAATCCTGTCTCGCAACACGCGAATTTCGTCGGGAATAGTATCACCAGCACTGTCGAAATAGAAGATATTTTTATTCTCTAAATCGATATACATAGACACCCAATGAGAACCACTCTCGTCGTGTTTTCCTAAATTGAAAACCACCGCGATTTTTGTCTTGCCCATTTTCACATATTTCGCCAGAGAAAAATTGCAGAGTTCTTCCCACACGCAGCTTCCTTCCATAGACGCCGGTTTCTTGTCGAAATCGATAGGTGTAGGGCCAATGAACGCAAATTCCGGATACGTCTTCTCATATTGTTCAATCACGTCCTTGATATCATAATTGCTTAACCAAGCATCCGGATCGCTGTTCCACTCTTTCGGATGATCGGGAGAGAACAGATACTTGTCGAGTTTCTTGCGTTCGTCCTTGTCGTCAATCACGTCGAGCCAACAGTCTTCCTTATTACACGTTGTCATTCGATTTTTGAGTTCAATCCAGATCTTGTCGGGTTTCGTCGATTTAATACGATCGACGGGATGATGTTTATTGTAGGATTTTTTCAATTGGTAGAGAACATCGTCTGTAAAACAGCTTCCGTTCAACACCGTCTTGTTTTTTACTAAAGGACTACAATTCATCGGTTTTATTTTAGCCGTCTTATTTTTGCCGCCTTGGCGTTTTTTATTCCCGTGTTTTCTAACAGTTCCCATTATACTTATGGGTTATAATCTTTTTCTAAATATTTTTTTTCGCAAACATGTCCATCGAAAACGCGTCGACCTTGATTACCTTTTCCTTGCTCCAAAAAGAAGATCCTGGGAGAGAACCTACGGGAAGAGTATCGTCGTCATCAACAGTGTCGAATAGAATATCGTTGTCTTCCTTTTTTTCTAAATTCTTCATCTGAAAATACTTGATCAAGGTTCTCGTGTAGTTGTCGAAAGCCTCGTTGACATCGGTGGTGATTGGTTTTTCCGGATTATCCAACAGTGTTTCTGTCATGGTTTCAATTTGACCTCGGTATTTTTGAATAGACGCCAGATATTTTTGAATTTCCGCGTAGCGTTTCGGATTTGTTTTAGAAATGTATTTCTGGTACTGGGTTTTATTCATCAGGAGTTCGAGTGTCATTTGGTCAATATTTGCGCTTTGATAGGTATCATTTTCTTCAACAGTAATGGTTTCTTCCATGGTATACCTAAAGCCGCGAAAAAAATAATGCCGCCGACATAATATTTTAGTCAAAACCGAAATCAAATCCCAACACAAAATAATATATACCTGTTTTATATATTATGTCGTTTAATTCCCCCATGTTTAGTTCGATATCAAATCTTACAAACTCTAAAAATTTAGGTGGACCTTACCAAGGATATTCCCCTCAACAAACCATATCGAATTATAAAGACAGTGAGATGGTTATGACCCGTCGTGTTCTTCGTCAATCGTGGAACACCCCCTACGCCGTTGGCAATGTCAAGAACAAATCTCGCATCACAACACCTTTTCGTGCAGTAAACAATTTAGGCGATTATTTGGGTCGTCAAAATTATTCCTGTGGAGGTCCTAATCAAGTAAACGCCGACAAACCAGGCAGGAAAAGCCTCATCGGCTCTATGCCCGTGATGTGTGATGGTACCGGCATCCCTCCTTCTTCTTGCAACACCCGGTTCGTTTCCGACTGTTCGGACTACACCAAGTTTAAGAAACAGAATGCCATCAACTACAACTACAACGATTTGAAGAATGGCGGTGATCAAAGCCACGCTAGTTACGTAAGTAGAATGGCTGCTTGGCAATAAAATATACTGTTAGGTATATATGAACCAACCAACATACCGTATTCGAGACATCAATAATGGGGCGTTACGATTTGTCAATGCTATGCCTCAGAAAGACAGCACTAGTGACGGCACCAGCAGCTTTGAAATGGCTCGATCCGTTTATCTTGAGACCAACTCGGTAAAAACCGCACCGACGTATCAAAACAACCATAAAAAATGGATGGGCAATCGTGACGCATCGCAAGTAACCGCTAATCGCCGTAATAACAGTGTCGGAAAAGGAAGTATCAACACCAACACGAATAATCTCTTATCCTTTACCACACACAAAGACGTCAATGTCGTAAACGATGCACTGCGCAGATGCCGTGCGGGAGGAGCCGTCGCTCCGCCGAAAACAAACCATCGAACGAATGGATTGACGCCGTCTTTTCGCCCCGCCGTTCCTAAATACGAGAATTACGTAGGAACAAAGTACCCCGTTTTGTTTCACTAAATAACAAGACAAAACAACACAACACAACACAACACCGACTTTTGATTTGAACCAAGATTTTGTATTATTAGTTCAAATCAAACAAAAAATTCAAAAAGTAAGATGCTTGAAAAAATCTCCTAAATATTTCGGGTTCTCTCTTTCTATAAAAAACCGTTTCTCTAAATCCGAAATATCTTTACTTTCTAGTTTCTTCAACAGTTCCTTCTTCATCATATAATCCACGATTGTTGAGATGTTGCCGTCATTGTGATGATAGCTTTCGTTTCTACCATCGCATCCGGAATTTCCCCAATCCGTATTTTCGAAAACGAACCTGGTTGTTGTTGAAATCTTATGGCACGCTAAATATTTTATGTATTTTTGTAAATTCGGCAAAAGAAAGCCCAGTAAAAATTTTCTAAATAACATATGATACATACCCAACACATTTATTCTTTATGCTGTTTTGGGCATAGATTTACAGAAATCCTCGTATTTATTCGTCCATGTCTTTTTGATTTTGTCGGAAATGTTTATGCGCAAATGTTTCTCGCACTGGGTAGGCGTCTCGAAATACAAATTGCCGCTGTCTCTCCCCAATTCGCCAGTCGCCAACTTCACCTTGAAGAAATAGTCCTCATCGCTAGTGCCTACACGGGAACCTAGAAAACGAGCACCAGTGATCGCATCTCTAATCTTAGTACCGGGAACGTTCGATGTCGTATACAGATCGATCTTTATCTTTTTGTTATTTGAAGAAGTGCGAACTATAGTGTGGAAACCTGGATCCAGCTGTTTATACTCCTTTAACATCTTCTTGCGCTTCGCAACACTACTGCTATCGTCACCGTGATGAGACGATATGTAGGTGGAACCGTTGGTTTTATTGGCGAAACTTTCGTCGTCGCTAGCATATCCCTCATCCTGTCTGTCGGACGTAGGGTGAAATGCGTCATCTTGATAATGCATATATATTGTGTGTGGGGTCTGGGGGATGCGGGGGGTACGGTAATATATTCATATAAGACGATCAATCTTTATGTTTGTTTCCTAAATAATATTTTGAGAACATAGTGTATAATGGCATCAAAAACACCGACCGAAAAACAGGAATTACGGAAAACAATCGTACAAAAATTCATGACAAACTACCGACCTGCCGATAAAATGGTCAATCCTCCTCCCGGCAGCGTAATCGTGCCTTCCAACTCGGAAAATGTTTTCGAATATGTAGACGAAGATCCCATTTTATATAATGACCGGAAATTTCATTATTTAGAAGACGATCCCCTCTCTAGAATAGAAACGGATGTGGATTTTTCTTCGAATGTGAAACTTTACCTGTATTTATACAGGATAGAAGAGAACTTTGAAGATCCGTTTTTACAGGTTTATTTTGTGAAAAAGGATAAAACGTATACGCTCCCCCATAAGGAAATATTACCCCCGGTACAGGCGGCTGACGAACAAGAAGAGACGCACCCGTTCTTCTACAATGCCTCCGTTTTTTACGAAGAACTCACCGGAGAAACCCATGCAGAAGCCGTGAAAAAATACAAGGGTTTCATTGAAACCCAAGACGAACTGGGAAACAAATGTGTCATTGCCGTTTTCGGTCCCGTCGATAACATAACACCCGACGAAACTGCGATATGGTCGATCGTCGACGAATTTTGGTTTAAAACCAGGATCTTAGATACGCCTGTAAAAGAATTCATCGTAAAAGCAATCAGCGACCATCCTTCTCTGCTCTGCATAAAAGACCACGACGGAAACCCAACAGTTGTTCCTTATCTTCTTTATTTATGCGATAAAGACAAGAACGCCTTTTATCTGGAGGGCGAGGCGAGAGACGAGGTTTCTTACGAAATATTTCATAAAGAAAAAGGTCATGAAATATTCAATTCGACGTATTTGTTCTCAACCGAACCATTTGAATTCAACAATATTTCCAACATCAAACGATTTGCTGTTGTTATAAAGGATCCTCTGTATCTTTTCAATTACGATTTCCCGGTTACCGAATATAAGGAAGTGGATATAAACCAAACCGTCTGTTTCTACGAAAATTCGCGCGAAATGTGGTCAGTGAAAGATGATAACTTGTTTTCCTTGCTTTAGCTCTACACAAACAGAAGCTTGTCGACGGTAGTCCTAACACAAAACAAACGGTGTGCGATAATGCCCACTATAAACGCCACCAGTAGAATAAACCAGAAACTGTATTTAGGAAAGAAGAGGTATTGAACGGCGCCCGCTAAGACCATGGTAGCCAAGACATCTACAATGGCTATGTTGAATATTCTGTAAGAGTGAACGCCTTCGCCGACTTTTCCGAATATATCCTTGTATTCGCAAAACATATACACTTACACTTACACCATATTTTTCTATACCTATTCAAACCCATTCCAACATATTATTTATTACTTGCATATTCTTATTTTCCCGGCGTTCAGTTCCGTATTTCTTTACAAAATTCTTAATCATTTGTATTTTATCATTATTTAGCGGTTTTATGAAAATATAATCCGCGCCATTTTGCAGAAATTTCGTTTTCTCGATATGATCGTCGTCGCCGGTTACGCCTATAATTAGCTGGTTATAGCACTGACTTCGTAGATATTTTGCAACACTTGGACCATCCATACATGGCATATGTTTGTCTAAAAATACGATATTCGTATTGTCCTTGAACGTTTCCCACTGTTTAATCATATCTTCCCCCCCTTCGGCGTCATATATATTTTTAAAAATCGGTGATTTTTTTAGTACGCCGCGCAGCATTTTGCGATTTAGTTTACTGTCATCTACCAATAAAACCACGAGTTTTATATTTTCAGAATGATTACTGTTATCCAAATTGATGTCATTATCTGCATCAGAAGTATTTTTACCAGAATTTTCTGAAATATAATTAGAATAATATGATTTCACTGTAAAGTATTCTTGCAACACATGGTCTTCACATAATTCCAGCGGTAGTGTTATACGAAATTCATTACCGTAGGGTTGTAAAAAATCATGGGAAATTGTTCCGCCATGTAGTTCTATAATACTTTTACAGATGTATAATCCTAATCCAGAACCACTGGTGGAATTAAACGTTTCGAACAAATGTTTCTTGATATGAGGCAATATATGATTGTTGTTATCGGTAATCGAAATTACAACCGTTTGTCGTTTCTTATGCTGACGCAATGATCGTGAGCTTTTGGATGATAATGGCGGTGGCGGATGAGGGATTAATGTATTTTCTTGTGCAGATGCAATCGATACATGAATGCTAATTATCGATTTACGAGATAACTCGCGATATTTTATGGCATTTTTCAACAGGTTTATAATACAATGTTTCAGATTATATCTATCTCCAAAAACCCAGTTATATACATCGGGTTGAATTTTGTGTTCAAGTAGTACGTTCGCGTCGATTAAATTATATTGAAGCAGAAATTTAACTTTTTCGAACAAATATACGATTGAAAACGGTTCAAACAAATTGAGTTCAATATGTCCATCATGAATAACTGCAAAATTAGTAAATATTCGTTCAATAAAAACTAGACTTTGTTTGATATCGTTAATAACAGCCGGGTCAACTTTTTTCATTTTTCCTAATATATCTATTCCCATAGAAATAGTCGAAAGTGGGGTACGTAGTTCATGGATGAACATTTTATGGTAAATTTTACTGTCAATTGTTGCGAGTGGTATAATATCGCTTACGGATTTTTCTTCTTCAGTAATGGTTTCTTCTTCAGTAATGGTTTCTTCTTCGGTATTGGTTTGTTTCGTAATGCCAATGTTTGGTGGTTTCATAAATTTAGATAAAATATTTTGCAATTTGTACCTCCCATTGTCCATTCTAGTAGTGTACTTTGTAATCTACTGTCTAAATTATAATTACAATTTATTCTTTCCATAATTACAATTTATTCTTTCCATAATTACAATTTATTCTTTCCATAATTTTGCGTAAAAACTCAAAATTATACTAGTACTTACGAACTAATCTTCTTGGTCGGGATCTCATTGTCCACTAAATAGATGGAATTCTCGGTCATGATAATGTACTCCTTGCCGACCTTGTAGATCTTGGATATGGGACTGGTATACTCTTCCTCACTCTTTACCAGCAATTTCTCCTCGTTATCCTTAACACCAATCAATACGGTCTTGTCGAGTGAAGATGACCAATAATCCAACATAATTGGCTTATCCTCAACAATCGCCAATTTAGAAGCGTGTTGAAGGGTGTTAATCTCGGGAAGTCTGTATCCCCCCGGTGTGGATGTCGCAGTGGTCGTTGTTGTAGTGGTTTGTTTGGTTGATGACATTGTTAGTTTTGTTGTATAAATAATATAGAATATAAAAACTTTAAGTCATATTTAATACAAATTAATTTATCTTGTCCCATACACGTAAAAAACGAAAATAACGAATATTGATATATAATATGTTATGTCGGGAAAACCAAATATAGAAATAGAAATAGACAAGAAACAATTTCAAAAGATGGCGTTTTTAACGAACGCTATCGAACAGGGATGGTCCGTAAAAAAAGTGAAGGACACGTATATTTTCAAAAAAAAACACGAAAACCGCCGTGAATATTTCAACGAGGATTATTTAGAAACTTTTTTAACCTCCAACTTATCGAAAGACGTGTTATCGATTACACCAACGACATAAAAATAGCACCACATAGTATATGACTGTAACAAAAACCAAGAAAGAAATTATCCATAAATATGTTCTCTTTATACGAGAATTTTTCGAACTGTTGAATAAAATCATCGTGTCGAATGATATGAATTACCAATCTCATTATCTGTATATCGGAATAAATTCTCTACATCGAGTATTTGAACACATCTTGACAAAAACGAAGAATTTGAGGAAAACCTATTTCTATCTACAGAAATCTCAGTATTATTATTTAGAATATATTGAACAGATTTACAAATCCAATGGTTCCCTAAATATCAACCATACGAATATAGTGTTGTTCATCTACAGTAAAACAATTCTCAACGCCGACGAGAAATACGAAGAGAACATCATGGATTTCATGGAAGACAGTCCTCTGCAATTCGAAGACGAGAAGGATCTTTTCTCTAAAATGATAAATATAATCAATGTACTTTTATACTGGGAGAATACGAGGCTCAGTTTCGAAAACAGAAACTATATTTGCGAAACATATTTACCCATCTTTTTATTGAACTATGAGAACCTGGACTTGACACATATCGAGATCATCCAAGAAAAGATTAAAATGGATGATGTTAAATATCTGGAACTGTTGAAAGAAGTGGGGGAAATGTTGACGTCGGTTTCTACAAAACCTCACAAAAAGAAAAATGCACTTACCCAAGAAGAAAAAACGGAACAGATATTGACTAAATTCTATATGAATGAAACGAATATTGTAGAAAAATTCGAAAAGGAAGAAATGTCAGATTTTGTAAAATGGGTCTATTCATGTGGCTAAATAATTGTCCGAATTTTAGCAGAATAAATATATTGGGATAGTATAGATGTCAAATTTCGATATAAACGATAGACCAAAACAAAATCTTACAGATAAAGTAAAATATGCTTTCGATAAAATTACAGTGAGCCAACTAAAAAATGGTACGAGTAATCCTGGTCTTAATAATTCTCTTTTGTCTGCAACCATCAATATTCCGACAAGTCAAAAATACGATTTTTTTTTCGAGAAAGGGTCATCTCAACACAAATACAAGGCGAATACAAT